CTCGACCGCTGTTGTGCGGCTTTCCAGAGAGGTAGCACGAGCGTCCAGACCAGTCACTGGGTCGTTCACTTGGCTATCCAAGAGGTCCAGATCAGCGGCTTCAGCCTTATTATTCTCGACCGCTGTGGTGCGGTCTTCGAGAGACGTAGCGCGCGCTTTTAGGCCAGTCGTTGGATCGTCGAGGTCAGACTGAATAGCCGTGACCACGGATGCTTCTGCCTTGTTGTTCTCTAGGTCAATGGCGGTTGACTCAAGGGTAGCAACCTTGGCACTCAGGCCGGTGGATGGGTCGTCCACGGTTTGCTCTAGGGTCGTCAGGCGTTGCCCTGCTGCTAGGTCAGCCTGGGTTAGCGACAGGACGTCCGCAGCGCGGGCCTCAGCTTCTGCCAAGGCGGCAGCAGTGACCTCTGCTGTGCGCGCTTGAGCCTCGTCAGCTATTGCCTGTGCCCGTGCAATCTCCTCGTCAGTGATTGCTTGCATATTCGTGTTAATGCTTGCCTGCAAAGTCGCATCCGCAGCATCAACATAAGTCGTCAGATTGGTAATCTCTTGCGCCGCGCCGTCCACATTAGACCACGCAACACTAAATGTGCCGATAGTTCCGTCTGAATAATCCAGGATACGCAGATAACCCGAATTATCGATACCAATTCCATACTGTGCAGAGCTATTGTCTGCCGTCAGGACAAGCTCTTTGCCCGGATCAAGGATTAAATCGCCGCGCTTGTCGTGCTTCTCAGACAGGTCACGCTCCAGCGCCTGAAACGCCTGCTCTGTCGTGCGCTGGTCATAGTCCTTAGTTGTCTTTGGCCTCGGAACAGGCAAAACAGCAGGAGGCGCGGTCAACGCAAGCCTCCTGGTTTCAGCTCAATCCGATAATCACCCACCCGCCAATCATTTGCCGCGCTCTGACGGAACTCTATCGCTGCCTGACGCCCGATAAACCGCAGATTTACCGGATTAGACGCGCTGTAAGGCCCGTGAGTCGTCTCAGATCCATTCGGGAAAGGGCGCGTGTAAAAGTACATATCCACATCTCCTGCGGCCTTTTCATCCGGTATGCACCGCACCGCGTGCAAAACCTGAAACCCATCGCCAAGCTCAACCGGACCAGACCGCGCATAAGGCGTCCCCGCCCCTGTCATGGTCGTTCCCGTCTCGTGCTGATAAACCGTCGTTCCATCCACCATGAGCGGATTATTAAACCCGTTGCCCCGGCCTATCCCGCAGTGACGGTCTAACGCATGGTGAGTCCAATGCCCCTCGGCATAGTTGAACACCGCAACGTGACTATTCTCTGTCGCTGCATTTTTCGGATAGAAAAACCAAAGCTCATTAAACTCGCTATTGTGCATCGCCCGAACCTTGCCCGCATGGGTCCGGTTGATCGAGCCAAACACATCATCTTGAATTGCACACGGGATCTCTTCAACAAACGCCCCGCCATTGCAGACATAAAAGCTGCTTTGACCCATCCAGTAGACCATGTCATCCACCATCGCCACGCAGCCCCGGCTTATTGCCCCGCAATCGTCACCGACACGCGTAATCCCGTAAACATTTGGCAAGCCCACATAGCGCGCAATATGCAAATCTTCGCCCGTCCAGATCAGTGTCCCAGCTCGAATGTTCTTACCGCACTGAATGCCGCCCTTGGCCTGAACCACCAAGTCACCCGCCAAGTCAGCAAACCCAGCCGTCCAGTCCGTGAAGTCATCCCGGTCACACCATGACACTTGGCGCGGATTGCCCGCAGACCCCAGAGCCATGATTATTCCCTCATTCGTCACAACCACCGCATCACAACTCGGCGCATTGCTCAAAGCCGCCGCATTCGCGTCACCAGGAGACCAAGTGAAGATTGTGCCATGCGCATCATTCACCCCGACAAGCAACTGGCCCGCATTGTCTAACGTCCATGTCGAAGTTGCCGCTTGCGATGACCAGCCGCTGACAGGCGTTATATCTGAAAGGGCGCCTCCGGTCGTCAGGACATACAAATCGCCCTCAGTGCCCAGCGCTGCCCTTCCTACGGCTGAATTATCTACCCAGCTATGAATTGCCCGCGCCGTTCCAGTCAAAGCCGTGCCTATCGATGACCAACCGCCGATAGGCTGCAACCGCCCCAAATGCCAGCGCACAAGATCCGCGTCATAGAAACGCCCGCTGTTCTGATACTCCGTGCCCTCACGAAAGAGCCCAGGCGGCAAGCTGATCTTGGCAAACATATCTAGACCGCCACACCCGTTGAAACGGTCGGCGTCAAAGCGTCCTGATGCAAGTGAATATCCTCTTGCTCAATCTGGTCTATCGCCTGCTCCGCTTTGGCTTTCCACATCGCAACGCGGCTATCGTTCATATTGAACGCCTCGCCACACGCTAAAGCCTGATAGAGATAAGCGTCAGGGTGCTTCTCAAGCAACCAATTGCTCGTGTTGCTCACCGACAAAGCCGGGATCGCTTGCAGATAACGAAGCCTCACAGTCGTATCGACACGCGGCCAAAAGTGAAGCTCTCCGCCCAGCACATCATAAAACTGCACTTTGCCGCTCGTCAGATCCTCATACATTTCGAGTTGATCCATCGGCTTAGGCTTGATCTGATAATGCTCAGACGCTGTTTCCCGAACAGACACAACCGCCCTAAAGTCACTCGGAAGTGTCGCAACACCCGCCGTGACCGTAGTGGAGCCGGAATCTGCAACCGCCTCCATGTCCCGCACCCGTAGCCGACGATTAAAATAAGCTTCTGCAAGCTCAATCATATCCGTCACATAAGCGGTCGTCTCTGTGTCGCCTGTACGCCAAAGCCATTTCAGAATGGACGTTTGAAGATTGGCGTATGTGTCTAATGCCACCCTAGAGCCTCCAATCAGCCGTTCTTAAATGCCGCCAATCCGGGTCATTCAATTTCTGCTTCAGCTTGTCCGAATAACGCGGGTCGAAGCAGTCCCAACCCTCTTCGTTCAGCCATTTCAGCCAAATGCTCATAGGAATACGAGCCGCACGGCGTCCCCATTTCTCACTCATCCAACCGTCATTATGCGTCGCCATGCGCTTGTTTTGATCAAGCAACGGCTCAACGTCTTCGTTGAACGAGTAGGACACCGTGCCATCACCATTATTGCGGCGATACCACTGAATGCCCTGAGAGGATTTGTAGAACGGATTAAAGCCCGCAGGCTTATTCGCTGGCATCTTCAACGGCCCCAACCGCACCGGGAGCCTTGCCCGCAAGCATCGCTTCGCGAGCTGCTTTCTGCTTCGTGTGCATTAGGATGTCTTGTTGAATCCGGGTCTCAGACCAATGCGGCTTGATATAGCCCTCAGACACACCAAACGCTTGCAACTCTGCAACAAGGGCCTCACGGCCCGTTACTTCAATTTCTTCACTCATGCCATAATCTCCACAAGGCCACGGTCTTGAAGCTCTTCAGCCGTTTTCAATGGTAATTCGGGCTCTTCGCCCGCCGCATAACAAAGATTACCAATGCCCGCGATATATTCGCCAGTGCCAACCAGATCATCACCCATGCGGGTAATCCGAACCTTGGCTGTCTTGCCGTAATAATCGCCTTCGTCTGCCATTTTCCGCTTCTCAGCGGCCTTTGCACGAGCGGCCAGAACACGCTTCAATTGCGCCTCCAGGTCTGGCAATGTCTTTTTGTGCTGGTCTTCTGGCACACCGTAAGCCGTGAGCTTGTTGTGAAGCACCTCTTCAGGCGAAATCTTAACCTCTTCTTGAGCGGGCGCTTCAGACGCCGCCTCAATATGAGAGGCATCAATCTCTGCCTCAGCAAGCATCTCGCGCAATTTTGGCACACCGTGCCGAGAATGCGCATCTAGCCCGCTGTCTTTGGCTAGTTTGTAAAGCTGTTCTCGTTCGCTCATGTAATCCTCATTCAATGGGGGAAAGGGGGCACTAGGCCCCCAATCGATTAAGTCAGGTCGCGGATCGCCGCGCCTTTGCGCTGGTTCTTACAAACCAGACCTTTTTCCGCTGTCATCAAGAAGCGGTCAGAGTCACCAATTTTCGCGAGTGGCTCAGTCTTCACACCGTCATAAGTGCCAACTGCCCAGCCCGAAGGATCGATGAGAAGCATGTCACGGGTCAGGCCATATGGATGCGGGATCAGGGTAATATTGCCGAAGTCCGACACATACACATCAGCCGCACCGATGATTTTCGTCTGCTTCGCTGAACTTGTAGTCACACGCGTTTCAGCAATGCCAGAAAACGCGCTGAACTCCTGCTTGTGCGTACCAGACATATAAGCCTGAGACATACGAGCACCGTTAGAGAACGCGGTCGCTAGAACGGCCTTAACGAGCGCTTCAGAAGACGAGCGCTGTGTTCCGTTCGTTGCCGCTGCGGTGTCACCCGAAGAGTAACCACCAGACGCGCCACCAGACCCAAAACTATCATGATCAGCAATCCAAGCCAGAGCACCAGCAGTGCGGCGCGGCGTAGAACCAGATTCAGCATTTGAGGCATAGTTTCCGATAAAGCGAGCTTCACAATCGCGGCGCAGCTCAATGCCCTTGATCATCTTCTGCTCGTCGAGCGTGTCCTCACGTCCAGCCCGGTCATTGACTTGGTTGGTACGAGAAACAGCGCCAGTTTTGTTGAAGATCTGCGGGCGCATAGAAACACGAGTTGTCGTATGCGCGGCCTGAATTGTGGCTTGATCACCTTCAAGCTGTGCATTCGTCGCGTCAGGAGTCGCCAGGTCTTCAGTCTGGTGCTCGTGATACGTGCCTTTGATCTTCATTTTGCCGATATTGTTAGAAAACGGGGTTTCCTCGGCAGCGACCCGATAGATGGAATCTTCCAGGTCTTCGCGGATGCCGACTGTCGCGGCCTCCAAATGGGTATTAGCTTCAGCAGCCATTGTTCTATTTCCTTTTAGAACGTTTGAGGCGCTGCAACTCCTTGAACTCGCCTGCACTTAGTTCAGACTTGCCCTGAAGCTGCTTCAACCTCTTACTTGTTGACGAACCCTGCGACGCCGTAGGTGTGGACCTCACAACCTTCGGGGCAGGTGCTTTAGGGGTTGCGCCTTTTTGCGGAAGCTCTTTCGCCTTCTGGGTGCCCTTGTCATACATCATGGCCTTGTAAGCCATCGTCAGACCTTCAGCCGGAACCCACATCAGGGTTTCGTGCGTCATGCCGTTCTTCTGCATGTACTGGAACACCTCTTTCTGACGGTTAATGCCCTCTTTTGGATCAACCAATGCCTTAGCTATTGGGTTCTCCGCAGCCATCTCAGTCAGTTGTGAAGTACGCTCAGACACAAACTCGCGGTGTTCAGCCACCTCGGCCTCACCCTGCTTGTGCTTCGCTTCCGTTAATTGCGCTTTCAGTGATTCATGCGCTGCTTTGTGTTGCTGGTATTCCTGCGGACTCAATTGCTGCGCTGCCGCTACCCAATCTACATTTTCGTAGTATTGAACAGCCGCCTCTTTCTCACTGATGAACTCGCTCAGACCCTCAAGACGCTGCTCTAATTGCTGACGTGTGTATGAAAGTTCCTGCGATTTTTTTGTGACCAGTCCTTCACCATCCTTCGCCAAGCGAACCACCATGGCCTGCGCTTCAGCGGGGAGCTTTGCGAACTCGTCACGCTCATTACCCTTCAAGTGTTGCGGTGGCTCAACTGCCGGGGCTGCCGGTGTCTCTTCTGCTTCCGCTGGTTCATCAACCTCGTCGCTATCCTGTTCAGACGCTTCTAGGTCTTCTTCCGTCGCCGGGTCAGCTTCGGAAATCTCTTCTTCCGCAGGGGCTTCTTCAGCCTCTGCTTCAATCTTTTCGGTCTCTACTTCTTGAACCTCTGCCGCCTGTTCACGCGCCGCACGGCGGGACTCTACCCACTCGTCAACGCTGTCGAATGACTGCTCTTGCTCATTCAGCATACGCTTCTGCCTCTTCTTCGATTAATGCTGTGTCACTGAGGCTCTGCAAGCTCGCAGCAACGCTATCCAGCGCACGAACAGCCAGAACGCCGTCATACGCCTCTCCGGGGCTCGTAGCCTCCAAAATCTCTTTAATGTGCCGAATACGAAGCGCCGTGAACGCCTCCGCCGTCAGCTCTAGCTCATGTTTCGCTTTGCGCGCTCTGCGCTGGGTCTCGCTCATTGTGCGAGGCTTCCGCCTGGACGATTATCCGTCAGGTTGGCATTCGCTGCCGTCTCGGCCCTAATCTGAGCTTCCATCATAGCCTTTTCTCGCGCCAACTGCATTTCTGCCGCCATGCGCTCACGCGCCAATTGCAACTCAGCCTGCGCCTTTTCCTGAGCCAACTGAATATCCAAAGCATTCTTTTCTCGCGCCGCTTCCGCATCCGCTTGCGCTTTAGCTTGCTGAAGCTGAATGTCGGCCTGTTGAGCCTGTTGCTTCATCTGCATCTCAGCCATAGCGGCCTGCTCTTCAGGGCTCGGCCCTTCTGGCTGCCCCTGCATTTGCTGCGCAGCTTGCGCCGGGTCCGTAAAGTAACGCTCTGGCGCTTTAAGCCCTAACCGCTCAATCAATCGGCTGGCTGACGCATAAAGATTTTGAGGCGACACCATAGGCGCGCCAATTATCCCCGCAGCCTGCGCTTCCAGAGCCTCTTTCTGAAGCGCAATCACCTGCATAATCGCAGCAACTTCCATCTCACGACCACCAGAACCAACGCCGACTTCAATCGTCATGTCAGAGCGGTTGCCCCAGCTCGTCGGATCGATTGCCATCCACCGCCCATTCACCCGCGCTTGCATCGCTTGGCTCGCATGGTCTCTAATCTCGCCGTGAACGCCCACAAACAGCCCCTTCACGAGCGTTTCGGCTAAAACCCTCGCAATCATGCGCAAACGTCTCTGAGCGGCGTTCATAAGCGCCATAGCGCCCTTAGCAGTGTCGTGAAGCGTGTCAGGGTTCAGACCTTGAGCGTTTCGAGCGATACCCGTGCGCTGCTCTGCAACCGTGGAGAAGTATTCAAGCGCCCCAGTAATATCCCAATTAATGCCGCCCGCACTGATTGGCCGCACAGCGTCACCCGTCTTGGAGCGAACAGGCAAACCCGGCTCATTGCGGAGCAAGTCCGCTATCGTGTTTTTGCTCGCCTTCGTCTCAGCAACTTCCATGCGCTGATTCAGAGCAAAATAGCCGTTGTCCAAGAGCATACGCATCAAGCTTGTCTTGATCTTCTGAACCTCGATAAGCTTATCCGCCAGCGAGAACCCATAAAACCTATGAGCGCGGCGATATGGCGAACCCGAAGCATACCCAACGCGGTTCTTTTTGTAGGCGTCCAGGATAAGCGACTCTTCGCTGTCTGTGACAACGCACCAAAGCTCTGTTTGCCCGTCCTGATCACCATCAATGCGGATCGTGTGCGTATGCACCTCAACGATCCGGCGCGTATCCGTATAAATGCCGTGGCTGTCGTCTGTCTCGTCTACAGTGTCACGAGCGCGGGCCTGTTCATCGTCTTCAGCCTCAGCACTTGGCGCAAGCATCTGCACCATGTCTGCATCATAACCTTCATCGATCAACTGGAACGCGCGCGGAAATGACCGCTCTATGCAATATGGCGTGTCTTCAATCAAAACAGTATCAGGCGAGACCCCGAAATTCTGCGGATCAACCGCTTCGATCACGCACCTTCCAGGCTCTTGCATCCGCGCCGTGAAGTTATAGAGCGGCAAGCCTTCCGGGCCTTCTACCTCTTCAACGTCCTCAATCTCAGCGCTCTCCGCCGCAAGCATTAGCTCCTCAGCCGTCTTGCCCTGATAGGATTCTTCTGACGCCTCACCGTTTGCCCAATGAAACTTGATAAGCCCCGTCTTGATCTCCAGCGCGTCGCGTAAGGCGGTCTCGAGCACCATAAAGCCGGGGTTCTGGTCAAATATCACTTCATTGACGTAATCAGTTTCAAGCTTGCTCTGCTCTTCGTCTTCTGGACCCTGCGGCTTGAACGTGCCCACGTCTTCACCGCCCGTGAAAATCTCCATAAGATCCGGCATCGCCGTCTCAATCGCATCCGCAACGTCAGACGCCACAACAGAAGAACGGTTCTTGCGTGACGGAACATCCGTCATCTCGCCCTTGATATACTCAAGAGCCTGCTCGCGCTGTTCTTCAATGTCGCCATTGTCTTCAAAGCCAATTGAGTTGAGCCGTTCTGCCTTCAGGGCAGACAAAAGCTCTGTCTCGCTGATTTTGAGCCCTTCAAAGCGCTCTGTTTGTGGGTTTTCGTCGTCGCCCTTCTCAGGCTCTGACTTATACATATCCAAAGTCTTCAACCTCTAGTGAAAGTGACGTTCTTTGCGGCGGCGAATAGTCAACGGCCATCAGGCCGAATGCATCCGCCGTGTGAGATGACCAGTCATGGAGCGGCCCCATGCCAAGCCCGCGCTGTTCATCAATCTTCTCGTGATAGTGTGCGAGCGCTTCCCGGCCCGCCTCTGTCTGCTCTTTGTCAAACGACATGCGAAGGAATAGCCGACGAGCGGCCTCGATCCGCTGCATTGCCGCGCCCTTGCCCATATTCGGGATAACATCAACGTCGAACTCAAAGCGTGTGTCTGACGCCTCTGACCAATGATCCTGATACCTTAGCCCCGTGACGCCCTGGCCCTCTGACACCCCGTCATGTGGGAGGCGAACAACCACTCTGTTAAAGTCTCGCTCTTCGCACCAACGACGCAGCCAGCGAACATGGTACTTCAGGCTTTGGCCTTGTGCTTCGTAATGAGCAAGCAGTCTGATTTCATCATCAACAAACTGACAAACCCAGATAGCGTAAGCGTCAGCGTTTCGACCCGATCCGCCAATATCGTGATAGGTGTAAATCGGTAAAAGCTGGTCAGGCTTGAGTTTGCCGATGCGTCCGTTTCGTTCTGCCAGCGCAAGATGCTCTGCATAATATGCGCCCTCAATGACCGTCGCAAAATCACCTTCCCAAATGTGACCATACTGTTCAGGGCGAGCCTTCTTGTCTCGTCTGCGCTCCTGGTCAAGCACCTGCGGAAACCAAGGGTTATCCCGCCAGTTCAGCTCAACGATCTTCATGTCTTCTGTAGCATGAAGCCTGAACCGCTGGTGTGTCGCAGATCGCTTCGCTTCAGGGTTCCATGTCACCCAGATTTCTGAGTCGTGCTCGCGCACCGTAGGAATAAGCTTAACCCATGCCGTTTCGATGACAGGCTCGGCCTCATCTACCCAGCACAGAATGATTTTCGCTTTCGACTTGAGGCTATCCAGATTTCGGTTCAAACCAGCAAACTTGAAATCTACCCGGCCTGGTAAGTGGTCGCCCGTGCGGATATACTTCTCGCCGATTTCGTAATTGCTCGTCAGCCACTCGTCAGACTCAATCGCGGCCTTCACCTCCGCCATCGATGAATCATCAAGGCTGTTCATGTACTCACGAGCACAAAGAATAATCCCGCTCGCGCCATTGCTCGCAGCGATAAGGCCTTGAACAGCAGCCATCTTTGCGAAGCTGCGTGTCTTACCAGAGCCCCGCCCACCGTATGCGCCACGGTAGCGAGCTTTACCTGAGAATACCGGAAGGAGCTTCGGAGGAAGCTCTATGCGGTGTTCAGTCGTCATCGCTTTCAGGTAAGTCCATGTCAGGGGCAGCTAATACCACCTGTTGAACCTTGATCGGCTTGGCGTCTTTGTCTTCGTCGCCTGAGTGCTTCACATGCTGCGGGTTTTTGTACCCGTGATTGTTGACCAGATCGAAGATTAGGCCAGCGGTCGGATTGCCCTGAGAGACCAGCCGCTTAGTGCGATCCTTCTCAATTCTGAGCCGCGCTTTTTTTACCGTGCTGGAAAACTCAGGCTTCTTCTCGTAATAGAGCAGAGCCCCGCGCTCACAAAACCCCAACTCATAAACAAGCTCTGCAATCGTCGGAATATCACCTTCAGCCTCGATGCGATCAAAGTACTGATCAATCTTGGCTTCCATCAAAGCAGGGTCATCATAGAGCGGTGGGCGTCCGGTCATTAGTCCCTCGCTACCAGTTGCTGTTTGGCCATATCAAGCATGATGTTAGCAACTCCGACATTATGCGTTGAGTAAATAACAAGATCACCGTCTTCATCTTCACCTATGAGAACCAGGCTTTCAAACTTGCCCTTGTTATTCTCTAGGATTTGATCGGCATTGAAGGCGTAGCTGTCGCCCACCTCTTCGGGCACAAGCTCAATGACCTTAGCCATTATCGCACCGCCTTTGCTTCTTGCTGCTTATGATAGGATTGGCGGGCCAGTTCGCACAAGTTTTCAAGATCTGTCAAAGTGAGTGTGTGTTTACTGCCGCCAAAATAGATGACACCAGAGCTTGCACCGTGATTGCGGATCATGTCGATCTCACAAGCAACGGCAGCCCAAAGCTCAGGCGTGAATGTGTCTGTGTAACCGTTCCACTCGATCCGCATAGCTTCGGCTATACGCTCGCGGCGGTTCTTCTGGGAGGATACAATCGTATTCATCTTAAAGCTTCCCCGTCACCAGTTGAAACGTGATAAACCCGGCATAGAACAGTATGAGCGCCCAACTGGCGACTGCAAGCAGGTCTAGGCGGTCTTCTTCGCTCATAGGATTAGCTAAACGCTTTCCACTGGCGCAGTACCTTGAACGCCACGAAGGCAAGGCCCAAGCTTACCGCAAATGGGATAGGCTGCTCTGCAACCGTTGTATCGGCTTGCATGAAAAACTTAGACGCGATCCAGAACGCGGCGAAAGTGCCGAGAACGTCAACACCCCATTCGGCAAGATCGATCTGCTTATTGTTGATTGTGAGCTTCATAGCACTCTCTCCTAAAGAAAAATCACAAATTTGGGCTATTAGCCCTTGATAATGGCTCACATATGTGCCATATAAGTTCTGTCAGCAACGGAGACCGACCAATGACCATTTACAAGATGACCGCAACAAAAGGCAAAACAGTCGTAACAATGAACTTCGAAGCCGCTAGCTGGGCTCGCTCATTTGCCCGCACATACGAAGCAGACGGTTACAACATTCAAATCACAACCCTTAACGCATAAGAAGGAGACTCATTATGCTTACACTTTCCGCCACATGCCTCGCTATCGCAGAAGCGATGAAGTCCAAAACTCTTGACATTCAAGAGTGCCAGAGCCGCGAAATTCTCGCCTCTGACGGGAGCGTTCTGCTCGAAGCCGAAACCTATTGGACTATCGGCGACACTCACGGCACTATCGAGGTTTGCATGAGCCTTGATGAGCTTAATCAGCGAATTTCGTCTATAGAGGACGCTATCGCCTAACCCTAGCCCGCTTCGGCGGGCTTTTCCTTTGGAGCAAACATGACAATCGAAGATTACCGAATCAAATGCGGGTATTCCGCAAGGCGTATGGCCGCTGAGTTAGAGATCAGCCGACAGACTTGGAGCAAGTACGCAAATGACGCTGACTGCCCTAGATGGCTCTTGCTTGCTTGTGCTGCGGTTTATCACAGACTGATTGAGTTTTAGGTTTACCCGCAAGGGGCGGCGGTTTTGGACTGAATCAAAACCTCAACACGTGGGGACGCACCGCCCCTTGCAGGTAACTTGACTAGTCGGTTTCCGGCAAAGCGCCGTTAGGCTGATAGCCTTCGAAGGCAGGCGCGTAGTCTACGCCAGTAAGGTCTGTCATGGGCTCGATTGGTTCGGGCTCTTCGACAGGCTCTAGGCCAGGATCTGAAACATAGGCTTTGATACGCTCTGCCAACTTATAAAGTTGCTCACGCATAGCGGGCAACTCTTCAAACTTTTTCTCAACCGTCTCAATCTCACGTCGCAGATTTTGATAGCTCTCTGTCAAGTCGTAAAACGCTTCACTCATATCATACCCCTGAAGAAAAAAGCGCCGCACAAGTTAAACAAGGAGACAAACACGCGAAGACGTGCGGCGCTGAAAATTGAACATAAAAAACACTTGGGCTCGCGCAGGCATTGAATGCCCCAAGCCCCAGACGCCGGGCACGGTTATCAGCTAAAAGCTGCCAGCAACTCAGCACGTCGGATTTATAAAACCCGCATTCGCCAACAAAGTCAACAGACTATGCCGCCCGCTCCAAGTGGTCATAAGCCACCGTGACCTTGCCAAATATGCCACCCATATCAAGCGCACACTCTCGCGCGTCTCGATCTACTCGGATAACCTTTCCCTCAAGACCGCCCATAGAACCGCCGAGAATGCGCAGTAGCTCGCTTTCTTTGAATTTTGGGTCTGGCACCACCTCGGTCACCAATTCCCGCGCTGACGACCCCTTAAAATGCCTGCAATCGCGTATTGCATCTATTTCCCTCTGCGGGATACGCGCCAAAGTCCAGTTTTCACCATCGTAGGGCACAAGCAGAGGCTTCACAGATCGATGCAGTTTGGTCAGCGCTAAAAACAATTGCTCACGCTCAAATCCCAAAATTAAATAAGAATGGAACGCCGGCACCCCGACAGGCTTTGGCTTGCCGCGCTTGCCAATGCGTCGCCAGGTTGTGACGCGTGGGGCTATGACTTCGATGCCTAAGCGGCCCGCATTGCGGCGAACGCGGTCCTCTGCGCTTTGGTTAAATCTGAAAAGATAGTGGCTCATGCTGCGGCGTCCTGTTGATTGGCTGCATCAAGCAACGGGACGCCGTACAGGCTCTCGTAAAGCTCAAGAGCGTCCTCGATGCCTTCGGGGGCGTAGTGCTTTAGAAAAACACTGACACGGCCACGAGTTATCCCTAGCTTCTTCGCCGCCTGCCTTTGTGTCCGGCACCCGGCAATCACTCTAAGCCGTTCAAGCACCCTGATAGGATGCATAGACCGCCCGCGATTATTGTCAGCCAAAGCGCGGCGCGTGGCAGGCGAATGCTTTTCCAGGTATTTCAGCGCACCTACACGCGTGATTCCAACGATCCTCGCAAAATCAACAAGCGAGCCGCCTTCTGAAATGACCTCACGAGCGATCCGCAAGCGCTGGCGCTTCATGATGTAAGCCTCTGAATCTGTCGGCTTTCTGTCAAAGCGCAAAATCTCGTAAGTCATGCTGCCCTCCGAACATTTTCAAGTTTTGGAATTGAGTACTCAGGGCCCGGAAGCGTTATCCATGCCGTGCGCATCCCGTGCGGCTCGTATGATTCAACGTTGCGATTTTCCAAGCGCTTTGAACCAGCCCCAATGCGATGAACCAAACCGATCATGCTATTGCGGCTAATGCCGTGCGCCTGTTCCTCGAACTCGTCATGCGCAAACTTTGCGATTTGTCCGGCTGAAAAACCTTTCATCCAAAGTGCTGCAACCCAATCCTTGAATTGCTGAGTGTATTGCCCTCCGGCTGTGCGAACTTTCACGCTGCTTCTCCTATGTTATCCAAGATTTGACGATGCCAGGTGTGCCCCTGCATCTTCTTGGCGATTGATTTGAGTAATCCTGTGGGAGCCTTGCACCCGGCTTGGTGAGGCGGCGGACCAAGAGGCGCAGGCCAAACTTGCAGCTCGCAGTAATTGGCTGCGGCCTGTTTCCAGTCCTCTAGGGATTTTGGCTGTTCAGGGGTTTCGGCTTCAACGTCCTGCCAGCGCTCATCACGCAGCCAACGGTGCATGTCGGGAAGGCTTGCAATAAAGCCGCTTGGATTGTTCCGGTCTTCAACCTCGCGCTTGATCGCGCTCATGATGATTTCAGGATCGGCCTTTTTGATTGCTTTCGGCCATTGAGCCTCTGCGAGCTTTCTCGTCTGCCGAGCTTTCAGCTTGCAAGAGCGGTATAATTTCCATGCATCTTCAAAACGCACAGTTTTTTCATTGGGTATATTATTGGGTATATTATTGGTATTGGTTTGCCCTTTTGGGCAATTGGAGTTGCCCATTTGGGCAATTGCATTTGCCTTTTTGGGCAATTCCATTTGCCCATTTGGGCAATTGGTAATGTTTATTACAGTTTGCAGCCCATTGTAGGCATACCAGCGTGTCTGATCGTACTGCTTGAGATTGAGGTTTCTGGACTCAATAATGCCGGCATCTTCCAGCTTTTTGATCGCCGTTCGAATCTGCTTTTCTGACATATACGGGAGCAATTCAGCCCAAGCTTTGACAGAGTTATAAACCCACGCCTTGCCGTCATGAATGTCTTTCTCATTCGCCGCCTTATGGTCGCACCAGTAGCGGATCGCATAGGCAATCACCGCAGCCGGAATCCCGACTTTTTCAGCAACACGGGTTTCAAAGTGGTGCACACTCACGCCGCAGCCCTCCCCTCACGCCACTGCGGATCGCGAAACACATTGTGTCCGATGCTGTGCGTCATGTGGATTGTTGTGCTGGGTCCAGAGCGCGCTTTAGCGATAATGCATTCAGCCTGCCCCTGAACCTGACGAAGGCGCTCTACGGCCCCCTCTTCGCCCGCCTCTGCGGCTTTACGAAGGTAATAGTCTTCGCGGTGCAGGAACATGACAAGGTTAGCGTCTTGCTCCACCGCTCCAGAGTCACGCAGGTCATGCAAGCTAGGCCGCGCGCCATCACGAGAAGACGCCCGCGATAGCTGAGACAGAGCCAAGACAGAAACGTCAAACTCTTTCGCAATCGCCAGCAAGCCGTTAGAGACCTCTGTGACCTTCTCGTAAGTCCCGCGCCACGCATTATCCGGCGTGACATGCCCCATGTGATCGATGATAATAACGCGAGGGACAGGCCAGCCCTTACGGCGGCAATTGCGGTTCCATGCGCGGATCTGGCGACGCAGGGCCTTCAGGGAAGGTCTGCCCCGGTCATTCACTAAGAAGCGCTCTATATGGCTTTGACCGATAGCGGCCTTAATACGGGCCTCTTGGTCCTCTGTCGTGGTTGCCATCTTGATTTCAGAGAACGCAGGAACATTACCGTCACCGCGCTTCCAAGCTTCCCAAGCGCCAAGACGAAAGCCAATGTCTTCTGCGGGCATCTCAAGAGAGAAATAACCAACCGTCTCGCCTGAACTGGCGATATTGCCGCCAAGGCAAACACCGAGAACCGTCTTACCCATACCAGGGCGCGCACCCAAAACTGAGAACGTCCCCTGCTCCAACCCGCCAACGGTTTGATCAATCGACGGGAAGCCCGTTTGAATAATCCGATCTAAACGCGCCTCACGATTAGCGAGCGCATTTAGCGTAATGTCTTTCAGGCTTTGGAACGGCTCAGACGTTCCGGCACTCTCACGAATGCTCTCAATCGCCCGCTCATGTTCATCTAGTGCGTCATCGGCTGAACCGCCTTCAGCGTCTTTAGCAAGCAGATTGCCCGCCTCGATAAGAGCGCGACGCTGCGCACAGTCAGCAACAATTCGAGCATAGTCATCAATCTCAGGACCAAAGCAGGCGCTATCAAGCAAGTCAGCCAATAGCTGCGGATCAAAGCTTTCCTTCAGCGTGATCGGGTCAGCAACCTTGCCCTGACGCGAAAGGTCAATGCAAGCGGCCCAGATCGCGCGAAACTCTGACACATAGAAATGCTCAGTCTTAACGTATTCCTGCGCCCGGTAGAGATTGCGGTTATCATACAGAACCGCACCGACTAACGCAGACTCAGCGCTTTGATTGTTTGGTGGGTTTGTCATGGCGTGTGCCCTTGCGCTTGACGGTTTCAACTTGCTTTTCCAAGTCATTCACGACTTGGTTCGCGACTTTTCCGATCAGCCGGAAGTTGTCGCCTTTGGGTGGCGGTTTGGTCATTTTCGGCTCTTTCGATATTGGTTCTCAGGTTTGGATAGAGCGCGCTCGTGCGCCTCTTTTGGCTCAACGCCTGACTTGATCAGGGAGCGGTATTCTTTGAAGCCTTGGCTGTTCAGCGTAATCATGCGGCAGCCCTCCAAGTTGAGAGCCATTCGCGACCGTCCTTAGTGATTTCCCAGACCGTCGCAGACTTGCCAGCATCGGTCGCAAGGCGAACCTTGCCCGTGTCGCGGACATAGCCAAAATCTTTCATATTCGTAATACGAGCGCGAACTGTGTTCAGCACCTTGCCCGTAATCCGTGAGACCTCATCAGGCGTCAGTGGCTCAATCAGAAGCTGACCAAGGATCGCCGCGCATGTTTGAGGACTGGACAAAGCAGCAGCAGCGCCAGCCTCAGCAGAAGGCCCCGCCTTGCGGTAAGAGCGAGCCGCCTTGTCTCGGATCTGGTCTTTCGAGTCTTCGAAAGCGTCCATGACATGCACGGCATCGCGGTAATGGCGCTCGCACAAATGCGTTTTCTCTTGAGAGAATGGGGAAATGTAAGAGCGGGTCGCTTTAACGCGAAAGCCTCTCATTTCACATTCGAGACACCAATGAGACATAGTCAAGCAGCCTCACTCGTGCGGTTATCAAGCCGGTCCATGAGCTGCGCGGCTGTAACCGTTCCGCCTGTCCGATCCGATATTGCTCGGAGCGTAGATGTGCTAAAGTCACCCTCGCCCTTTAGAAGGCGATAGACAGTGACATACGAAAACGGAGCACCTTCACAAAAAGCTTTCACGTTCATGTCTTTGGCCTTGAGCCAGATACGCAATGGATGTGTCATGGCTTGTCGTTTAAGCCACACTGAAATTTAAGTCAAATGAAAATTTAAGGCGAGGCGTATAAATTAATTTTGCCATTAGGTGTAAAGTGCGGAATGACTAAGCATCACATACGCGCATGGCGTAAGGCCCGCGGCCTCACGCAAAAGCAATTGGCTGAACGGATGGAAAAAGAGCCAGGCGAACAGCTTATGTCATATGTTACCGTGAGCAACATCGAACGCGGCGATCAGTCCCCGACCCTTGAGCAGCTTAATGCGTTCGCACTTGCGCTAGATGTTAGTGTTAGCGACTTGATTGAGAATGACCCCAATAAAGACAGCGAAGTTATCGACCTCTTGCGTCTTATAAATGAGGACAATCGCGCAACTGTGGTTGCCATGATAAAAGCGGCGATTGGAAAATAATTTTAATCTGAGTTAAATTTCAGGTTGACTTAAATTTTTGTGTGTCTTAAATCTGCCCCTACACAAGGGAGCACGACACAATGTTATCTTACGCACCAGGAAAATTATACGGCGTCAGCGAAACGAGCGTTCGCGTTCGCTCTGACTTCTGGAATGAAAGCCACGAGAACCGCGAGCTAATTCGTCGGCTCGCATGTTTCACAAATGGCGATGCCGCTTGGCCGCATCCTTTCGCAAAATCCATTCTCGTTATGAGCAAGGATAATCCGAGCGGCTGTGTCCACTTTGAGGGCCCTGAAGAGTTTGAGGGCCGCATTAAGGGCCTTGAGCCTTGTGAAGTTTGCGAAGGCACGGGCCTAGCTCATGTCGCTTTCGATGAGCCTTGCGACGATTGCCAAGGTGAAGGCTTCTATGAGGAGGCCGCGTGATGAAAAACCCTTACGACACACTTCAGGCCAACCACAAGGCTCCGTATCATGTTTGGGAGGCGCAAGACCTTCTTGACCGGGCTTCTTACGAGATGGCCAAGGCAATTAAAGAGATGCAGCGCTCTAAGGGCGCGTTTGAAGACGACGCAATTGAGTATCTCGCGGAGCTGAGGGACTGCTTTGAGCAAGCGCTAGAGCGCGCTGAAATGGCTGAACGCTACTTGCTGGAGCTTTGGGAAGATCACCACTCACCAGAGGGAGCAAGGCGTGACTGATCGAGAATTGAATTTGGCCGCGATAAAGCGCGTATATTGGCTCGTTCGAAGCGAATGCGAGCAGCTCACCGCTGATAGCAAAAGGCTGCAAGCGGATGAGTTGGAAGAGGCGTGGGAGCTGATTGTTGCCATGATCGAAGATGGGGCGAGCAATGGGTAAAGTCAAAAACCTCATCTGGGACGAGATCGAAGCGAGAGAGGACGAGCCTGAACTGATCAAGCCCGTTCCATCTTGGGAAGACGTAAAACAAGCGATCAATGAGAGCTATGAGGCTCACGAGCGCTGGCACGCTGACCAAACCCACGAAAACTGGGCAGCTTACCAATCTGCCAATAATCGCGCCGCCTCACTGAATGCGGATCGCCTTCACGCAATCCTGATGGAGAGCGAAATATGGTCACTGTAAGCGCAGAAAATTTGAGAGAGCTTCTCGACTACGATCCAGAAACAGGGGCGCTAACATGGAAATCGCGCAGCCTAATTTGGTTCAATTCTGAGCGAGCAAGATCCGTCTGGAACTCAAGATACGCTGGAAAGCCGGCATTCGGAAAAACCAATAAAGAGGGATATTTCCGTGGCTCCTTACTGGGCAAGCGTTACCAAGCGCACCGCGTGGCTTGGGCTATCCATTACGGCAAGTGGCCAGAGAAGCAAATCGATCACATTAACGGCGACAGGGCAGACAACAGAATAGCCAATCTTCGGGACGTTTCGCGCGCTCAAAATCAGAAAAATATGAGGCTTTCTAGCGCTAACACCAGCGGCGTCAGCGGCATCTACTGGTGCAGCAATGCCAAGCAATGGCGAGCAGTCATTACGTCAGACGGTAAGCGCCATCATCTCGGATACTTTCACAGCATGAGCGAAGCGATCAGCGCCCGAAAGAGCGCCGAGAAGCGCCATAACTTTCACCCAAATCATGGAGAAACGCCATGTTCAATCTAACCGCCAAGATAGCCAATCAGCCGATTATGGACGCCCCTTATTTGAGGCACCTTCGAACCGCTGACGTGTTCAACGAGTTTCACGAAGCGCGCGCTGAAGAGGCGAAACTATACGCCGCTGTAACCGCTGCAATCATCGCTCATTCTGAAGCGGTGAAGCGGAAGGAAGCAGCAAAAGCCAAGGCCGAGATTATGGCCCACCTAGAGGATTTAGACAATGCGTAGAGACCTCGCCAGCCTTCACCATGAACTGAGTGAAACCATCGGATTGCTTGACTATGCCGTGATCTACTCCCGCGCCCTAGATGGTCAGGACGTAGACGCCCGACATGCGGCAACGATCCGCCAGAAGCTCGATCTTATCACAGACCGCGTTCAACAGATTCAAGCCAAACTACCGGAGATTAAGCATGTCAAAGCTGCCTGAGAAACTAGAGAAACTGCGCACTGAGCATAAGCTGAACCGGGATGACTTCTGGCAAGCGCATGGCGCGTGGTGCATCAAACACAAAGCCCTAGAGGCGATTGCGCAAGCCATCGGGATTAAGTGGGAACAGCCCCAAATCCTAGAGCAAGACAGCGCGTCAGCGGTCTCCATGATTGTCACCGGACGCCTTGGCGATGTTGCTGAATGGTCAGTAGGCGAGGCCAGCCCAAAGAACAATAAGAACGCCTATCCGTGGGCAATGGCCGAGAAGCGCGCCAAAGATCGGGTTATCTTAAAGCTCGTTGGTGTTGCTGGTGACGTTTACAGCGAAGAAGAGGCGGACGATTTCAAGGCAGCAAAGCCTAAAGCGAAGCCTACCCCGCGCGGTGAGGTCGGAGCCTTAGACCAGGGCGAGCGCACGAACCGCGAGGTTAAAGCAGAATTTGAGCGCATCCAAGCGCCGCTTCGCCAATGCAATACGCGCCGCGATTTGCGCGAGTGGTGGGAGATGTTCAGCGAAACGCTCGAAGCCCTGCCAGAAGACTATCAGGCGAGCCTGAAGGGCGAATATGAGCGCCTATTCAACAAGTTTGAAGCGGTGGCTGCATAATGGCTATATCAGATAAACAGCTAGAATGGGCGATGCAGATCCTTGCCGATCCTGAAAGCAAGGCCGCTAAAGCCCGAGCCGCTCATGAGCATATGTCAGACCTTGATAAAGTGGTTCTGGCAAAGCTCATGAATGACGCGCCAGACCATTGCAAAAGTCAGGCGGCTAAAGAGTCCTTTGCTCGCGCACATCCGACATATCAAGCGCACCTTGAGCAAAAGAAAACGCTCGCTGAAATGGATTACAGGGCGCGTGATAGCCGTTCAGCCGCAAGCGCAATCATAGACGCTTGGCGCACTGAGCAAAGCAATGCGCGCATGTTTACGAAGGCCGCATAATGAGCCGCAGACCTGACCACCTTGGAAAGCGCAAAGACTTCTCAGCGCACACAAAGAAGCTCGCGAGAGAGCGCGCTAATTACGTGTGCCAGTATCCAGGTTGTGACGCCTCCGCGCATGAGGTTGATCACATCGTCCCGCAGGGCTTGGGCGGCAAATCCTCCCTCTGCAACGCTCAATTGCTCTGCGGGACACATCATAAGCAAAAATCAGCGCAGGATGTAAAGGTTATGGCCAAGGCGGATCGAATGGGTCGCAGATCCGGACAACAGGCCAGACGCCAGAGAGCCAAAGCGAACGGCACTTACAAACCGATACAATCACGCGGCTTTAGCAAGACACACCGCAAAAAGATGAATGGGGAGACTGTCAAGATATGACCGACCACACTGAACTGAGACGACTGGCTGAAGCTGGCTTGAAACAAATCGCCTCCGGCAACGGTATGTCCATACTGCAATGGAACTCGTTCAGCAACGCCATCCTCTCGCTACTGGACCGCTTAGAGCAGGCAGAGGCTGTGATTGCGCGGGCGAAGGAAAGCTCAAGCTACGGCAACGGCAGCGATCGTGTAATATGCTTCAACTGCAACGACACGCATGAAATTCTAACAGAATACAAGCGCACAAAGGACGCTGCGCTCACCAAGGGAGGTGAAGGCGATGGCTGATAGACTAAAACCTCAGTACGATACAAATCAGATGGGCGAAGTTTACGCGATCAAATGCGAGAGCTTTGTTAAGATTGGCTGGTCAATGACCGTTAAGCGGCGACTCAATCAGATCAGTGCGAATAACCCCCATGATATAGAGTTGCTAGGCACAGCACCGGGCACAATCAGCGATGAGGGTTTCATTCAGATGCTGTTGGAGCGCCCTTACAGGCAAAAGGGCGAGTGGTTCAAATATGAGGGTTTGGTGATCGAGGTTGTTGAAAACCTGATTCACTCAGGCGACGCAAAATATACGGCGCAATGGCTCGCAAAGCGTCTGGAAGATAAGCGCGCACCACGGCCCAACCCCAAGTCGCACGGTAAGCGTCCAAGGGCATCAACGGGAATTGAGCTTACAGAGGCAGACCTAGACCAGATCAGTGATGCTCTTTCCGATTGGGGGCATGGCGATGGCTGATCTCGCGAGTCTCGTCAAAATCGCAATTGAAAGCGGTTTACGGGTCACTGAAATCATTCAGGAGCCGGACGGGACCGCTCGCCTATTGACAGAACCTCAAGAAATAAACGTTTCTATCGACCCTTTAGAGGAAGCGAGGAAGCGGCGTGAAGCTAAAGGTAAAAGGTATGCGAACCGCCACTAAGAAGCTGGCAGACGGGCAGATTGCCTATTACGCCTATGCGTATCAGGGCGGGCCGCTCGTGGCGAAAGGCGTGGGCACGACGAAGCGCAAGGCCAGGAACGCCCTAGAGCGCGCTCTTATTGAGCCGGAAGCCCTCGCGAAGATAACCGCAGCACAAGAAGCGCGTTTACTTAATGCCGCCCCCTCTGTGTCCTATGTGGCGGGCATTGTGCTTGCCTATCTCAAGTCTCGAGAGTGGCAAGGGCTTGCAGAGCGCACAAAACGCGACTGGCGACACCACTTGTCAGATTTCAGAGGCGAGTTTGGCGATTGGCGAACCAGTATCTTCGAAGATCCGCGAATTGCACAAGATATGGCCGATTGGCGCGATGCTCATCCGAGCGTGCGACAAGGGCAGATGCGAATGGAGGTTGTAAGCCGTCTGTTTTCATGGGCGCGTGGCCGGGGCTTTACCCGAGCCAACCCAACCGAACCGCTAGAGCGCATTTATAAAGTTGATCGCTCAGACGTGATATGGACCGATGAAGAGTTAAAAGCGGTTCTAGATAAGTCGAACCCTGCCCTTCAGCTTGCAATCCGGCTGGCCGTAGAGACCGGCCTTCGCCAAGGCGATCTAATCCGCCTGCCCTGGTCTGCTGTATCTGACGTTTCGATTCAATACGTCACCGCGAAGCGCAAGAAGCCTGTTATCATTCCCATAACGCCCACACTGCGCGAACTGCTTTCAGAGATACCCAAAGCCTCGCCTGTCGTGCTTTTAAGCTCTACAGGGCGCGCATGGACCTCAGACGGCCTTAGAACGTCATTTGCCAAGGCAAAGAAGCGTGCAGGCATCGACGGCAAGCGCTGGCATGATTTCCGGGGAACGGCTGTTACGCGCCTCGCGAAGACAAATCTGCGTCTAGATGACATTGCGCGCATAATTGGGTGGTCTCGGACCCGCGTAGAAGAGATTATGACCCGTTATGTGAGCGCTGATGAAGTCGCAAAAGACATGCTTTTGAGAATATCAGGAGAACAGGTTTTGCAAACCGAATTGCAAACCGATCAAAATGAGGGGGGAGAGTAAATGGCGCAAACTGCAATGTTTACACTGGCACGGGCGCCAGGACTCGAACCCGGGACCCTCGGTTTTGGAGACGGCTGTTTTTCTAATGAAAACAGCGAAAACGCCTGCAAACCGGGCGAAAACGTTCAATGAACACGGCGCGGCTTTGCAAACCGTGATTTTCTACTGAATAGGAGAGAGAGAATGGAACTCACCAAAAGACACCTTCAAGAGCTTCAGGACGCGATGGACAACAAAGCGATCGATATAACCGCTGATGGAATGATTTATGAGGCGCTGGAAGGCGAAGTGCGCTATCGTGAGATCATTCACTTGGAATCTTTGATCGAAGCGCTTGAGGCAGCCTAACCAGTATATGAGGAAGAGATGAGCGAGAAGATTAAATATGAACGATAAAGTAGAACGCTGGACCGCACCAAAGGTGCGAAGCATCGGTGATATTGGAAACTATTACGGACGGTTAGAAGTCAAAGAGTCCGAAGGTAAATATTATTGGGATATTGAAGATTGGGACGGCCACGAATGGGAGGAAATCCCGAAGTCTCTTTATGATGCTTTGATGGCTTATGAGGATGAGAGATGAGCGAGAGAGAAACAAAAAACCCCCGCCGAGCGCTGACTAATAGCCAGGTCTCAGCGGGAGCTCTCTACACGCTCAACCCTGGGGCACTAGGGGAGCAGTGTTCTTATAGTTTTAGAATGTGGCGAAATTAGCTGGCTTCAGCGTATTCCACTTCAACAGGTTTGCGGTTCACTGGAAACCGAAACTGTTTTTGCGGTTCAGTCTGAGCGCAGGCGTAGTCGATGGGCTCGTAAAACTCCATCATTCGCGATCTGCTTTCAAGAGAACAAGCAGCGCCGTCCCGTAAACCGTTGCAAAAAGCAAAGTAATCCCAAGCAGGCCGTTCAACACAGTCAACACTCTTTCCGATTAGGGTGGCTTGGCTGTTTGCCTGTATGTGGATTAAGGCATAAACGCCCCACGCCAGAAGCGCAATCCATGACAAGACAAACCAGAACGCCCACCTAGAGACGTTGTGCACCCGTGCGTTAGCCTTCTTGGCGACTTTGGGAGGAATGCGTCTCATATCACACCCTCATAGGCCAGCAGGCCCAATCCAAGCGCGGTACAGCTAAGAGCAAGGTAAAAGAACACATCAGCCGCACCTTGCCTGCCAAGCCGCAGCTTGGGCGATGAGATAATCGCGGACCCACTGAACGGTTTCGTCGAACTGCTCAGGAGTGACTTGCGCCGGGCGGAGGTCAGTGCATAGCGCTTCTTCGGTATCGGCGACAACTTGCTCAATCACCGAAGAGGACGGCGCGGAGCTTGGGGTCGCGCACGCTGTCACTGTCAGGAATGTCAACAGGAGCAGACTCACGGGCGTCAGCCACTTCAGCGGATTTGACCGCGTTTCGCTTTCTGATTTCATCTTGCTTAATCCTTGCCTTGCGCTCGGCCTTCAAGCGCTCATTCTTCAGTAATTTGTCGTCTCTGTCAGCAAGCCACCAAAGGAAGCCCACAATGAATAAGCCAATGCCCACCGCATATTGAGCAACGCGGCTGTTTGCGATTGTCGAACCGATTCCGGTAAGTGCTGCTAACATTACTCTACACCTTCAACTGTGTTCCGTCCTGACGCCCCTCGCGCGCAATCATCTCGCCGCGATACATGCGCCATGCGCCGTAGACCAACAGGCTAAAGCCCAGCACCATCGCCATAATGATAATGTGATTCAGGGTGAAACCCGCTACCAGCGGCTGAGTGTTCTCAACCGTCTGAGCCGTGTTCTTTGTAAGGCTGTTCATAGCCCCAGCAACCGATCCGGCCCCAGCCAAGATAGCGCCCACGTCACGCCCCTCCTTGCCCGATGTTTTCTTGGCAAGCCCGCGATGCGTCTTGCTATCCTCCATCGGCTTAGGTGGCTTTTTCACATCGATCTTAGGCGCTTCGATAGCGTTGCGCGTGGTGACAACTGTGCGGTGAGACATGAAATCCGCATAAGAGCCTTCATATCCTGCCGCCTCGGCTGACAGAAACTGTGCGTCATCCATTGTGATAGGCGTCTCAGGCGTAGGATCTGCGCCCTTTTCTCGTGTCATCTCGTCTGCCCCGCGAGTTGGTATCTCTAGCTCTTTGAATAGGTCTTCATCGACAATCGGCTCAGGCTTAGGCATGGTGCCATCCCAGCCCAGCATCTCAAGAAACTGGTCCGGCTTGTGCTCCCAATCCACATTTTCGCCAGCGCGCCAGTCTACCCCGAACGCTAAAGCAAGCTCTTTGAACCGCCGCCGCCACAAACCAAGCATCGGAACGCCCTTGCTTAAAAACGTGCCGTCGATCCATTCGTTAATGATATTGATTGCAGGCTCGCCCGCATTGATCCGGCCCCATAGCTTCCAGCCGTAAACCTCTGTCGCCCCGAAATTGTAAACCAGTGAGCCAAGCGCATTTGCCATGCTCACCGCAATCGGCACATGAATCAGATCCTCTAGAACAGGCTCGATCTCATCGCGGATATAGGCCCGAAGGCGTTCATACGCCTCCTGATCCGACATTGTGTCACCGATCTGGATAGGCGAACCGTCTGCGTGGCGCGTGAAGCCTGGCCCTAGCGTGAGTGTGCCTTTGATTTCGTCGCCCGGTTGAAGCTCTTTCCAAGGCTGAAAATCATCATAAGCAGGCGAGCGATTACCGCCCTCACTTATGAAGAGAAACTCTTCAAGCTTGTGGTCTGTCAGCATCGTCTGTGCCCTCTGTGATGGTCAAATCTGTTGAATGGTCAACGCCATTTACTTCCTGCTTGGGCTTTGGCTCATCATCGGCCTTTTTCTTCGGAGCGTAATCGCCTTCCATAAGGATGAAATCGATGTGCTCTTGCATCAGGTATGTCTTGCGGTCTTCACTCAGAAAGCCCCGCTCAATCGCTCTGTCAGCGCGCTTAACGTCGCCATTCCCGTCTTTGTAAAAGCCCTTTGGCAGCTCTAGGCGGGCATCTATGAGACGGTTCAAGCGCAGCTTGACTTCAGCGGGCTCCATATTTGAGAAGAATGTCCGCATGGTGCCCTTGACTGTGCGTCTCGGCATGCCGTTGTTCAGGGCCTTGATAATTTTCAGAGCCCAATAAGGACCATCGTCAATCTTGAGCTGTTCACGCTCCGCCTCTTCAGCTTCCTTGCGGGTTTCCCAACCCTTTTTAGCCGCCTCAGAACGCGCATTCGCTTCTTCTTCTGCCGTCTTGCGCTCGCTGACCACTTTCAGAGCCGCATAGCCGCCCGTAAATGCGACCATCATAAGAATCTCACCGAACCCGAAGAACAACGTGAAAAACGCTACGCCCCAAATGAATTTATGCACGTCAGGCGGCGAGTCTGCCGGGTTCCATGTGCCAGAGCTTAACCGTGCGCCGAATACGAAGAGCGGATTAAAGCTGTCAGAGTCCGCTTGCGCTTGTGTCGCCGTAGAGGACACAGAACGGTTTTCAGAGCGAAGCGCTGCAATCTCGCTGCGGATCTCGCCTAGACGTGTATCACGCGCCTCTAGCGCTTCCTGTTGCTTTATGGCGTAGATTTGGGCTTCTGAATCATTATCAAGCCCATCGCTCGTAATGTTCTGAATAGACTGCTGATAAGTGTCTATCGTAACCTGCGTATCAGCGCGCACATCAGCTCGCTCTTGCTGCAAGTCCGCGATTTGCTGTTCAATGGCGTCTGTGTTGACCGTTGCCACCTGCTCAATCGCCGCATCCGCGTCATACTGCCCCTGCATAATCTTCGCAGCGATGCCATAGGCGTGAAGCAGGAGGATAAGCGCCGCAATGAAGGTCAAGACCGAAAACGTGTTACGCCACGCCTTCATGCCCTTCACAGCGAAGTAAATCGCCATAGAGCCCGCAAT